ACAGAGGCGGCTATCGCTGCACTGGTCAGGCCAAAACTAAACTCAAACTGGACAGAACCTACGTCACCAGTTGCAGTAAGCGGGTTAAGCGGTACGGACAAATATCCGGTCTGGCCTGCCGCCTCAACGCCCAATAGTGGAACCTGTGCGCTTTGAACTACATTGCCAACCGTTCCAGTTGCTTCAACCCCCGTGATACCGATGCTAATTCCTTGATCGGAAACCGTACCAGCCGCACCGTCCGCAGCTACACCGCTTATGGCTACTGTTGAGTTGGCTACCGCAGTGCCTACAAAACCTGTGGCTACATCGCCTGTATCTGCTTCCGTACTACTAGGTACAAGCGACCCTGCCGCGCCAGCAGCAGCAATCCCAGTAATCCCAATACTAATTCCCTTGTCGGAGACTGTACCAGCCGCACCGTCCGCAAAAACTCCTGTTACGGAGTTAGTATTACTTACCCCAGTAGTCCCTAAATTGCCCGTAGCACTAACACCAGTCGCTATAACCGCACTGTCCGGCGTTAACGTACCAATTGAACCAGCAGCACCTACACCTGTTAGGGCAACTATAGTTCCAGTAGCGCCACCCCAAGGATCAGAACCCCAAGTGCCATAACCCCAAGTACCCTGAGTTGGGACTACAGTAGTGTCGCCAGTAGCGCCAAAAGGCGCTCCAGCAAATGGGGTTATACCAAACATGGTCTACACGGCATTTAGCCGTACCCCGCTATTAGGTTGTTGCCAAGCGAAGCAGGGCAGTAGTCGTGGTGTTGGACGGCATGGTCAGTGTGAATGTTCCTGCCGTAATGGTCTGAGAACCAAACGTGTGGACACTAATTGCCTTATTACTCTGAGTCGAGTTGTATACCAAAACACAATCAAATGCTGTAGACAACGTAACGGTTGTATATACAAAGGATGCAGAGGGAGTCCAATACCCTACGCCCGCCGTTGCAGACGAGTTTGTAGAAGTCGGAGCCGTTGCATTTGTGATGGTTACGCCGCCAGCCGTGTAGCCCGTACCGGATACTTCACCCGTAGCAGAGTACACAGTAGTGGCAGCGTTAATCGTGGCAGAAGCCAAATACAACGCGGCTTTTAGTGTATCGGTTGTTGGTGCAGTCAAGCTACCACGAGAAACGATAGTAGAAGCGCCAAGCTGGTGTTGGGCCAACATCAGTTCACCAAGGAACGAAGTAGCCATTGATTGTGTGTTAGCCATGATATTTCCTTAAAAAGATGCTGCCGCGCCACCAGCAAAGGTGGGTATTTTCTTCAACGTGACATGCGCTGACCTATGAACCAACTCGCCTTCAAGCCAGTACTCTACCCACGTTGTCAGTTCATTCTCATTATCGACTGTGCCTTCCCGCTTCTCAAGCTGGGAATCATCCATGTTGCCTTTGGTGGTGGTAACGATCAATTTGAACTCCTGATAAGCGCAGTTGTTGAAGTGTTAGCTGGCATGGTGATTGTAAACGTGGTGGTCGATGTTTTGTCAGACCCAAAGTCCAGAACCGCCACAGACTTGTTTCCCTTAGATGCGTTGTAAATCAATGCACACCGGGCGGTCAGAGCTGCCGTCCAAGATACGTTATTCCAGTTTGCATAGGCTATGTAACCAGATGAGCTAATAGCTACCCCGGTCATTACCTGACCACCAGCCGTGTATCCCGTACCAGAAACTTCACTTGTGGCGCTGTAAACAGTGGTAGAAGCATCCAGGCTTGCATTACCAGTGTACAAAGCAATCTTAATCGTGTCTGTGGACAGATCGTGGATAGCTTGATAAAGCTCCTTTTTGAAGCTAGTGGTCTGAGTTTGAACTATAGCCATTAGCTAACCTCAACTCTAAGCTGACCACTGCGATAAGCATCTTGACGTTCCATGCCATCACCCAGACGTTTAGCCAAAGCTAATGCTTGAACGTACTTCTGATTGTATAAAGCCATCATGTCTTGCTCACCCTTCATGTAGGTGTAAGCTTCTACCAAAGCGCCATACAACAAAACAGTGTCAAAGTTATCGCCTAACCAAGTCTGACCACTAGATGCTATGGTAATTGATTCAGGATAATAATAATAGTGAAGCTCTGCGGAATAAAGTGTTGATGGAGTTGGACCAAGAATAAAACTTAACTCATTAGAAATAGTTCCACTAGAAACTGTTGGGCCAAACAAAGCATAGTACTTAGGTGTACCGGTACTCGTTGGGTTTGGATATGCTTCCCGCATGAAATTCACATCTTTGTTTAAAAGATATATGTAATCTCCACCACCAGAGGGAAATACTGCCAACGAATACGGAGCCAAAAAATCCTCCGGGCAAGACAAGTACTTATTATTGGCAGTAATCGTCCCCGTCACGTTTTTACGCAATGAAGGAAACTGAACTGAGTTATAGATGCGCTGCTCTGCCTGTGTAATAAACAGGTTTACATCCACCGTTTGAAAGGTGTTCTCCGTGTAATCGGAAATCGCAACTACAAGAGCAGCGTAGTTCATGCCATCGGACCCCGTGCCATTACGCCTTTAGTGGCCGCACCAGTACCACGGATTTTTATCCCGCTGGTTTTTACTGGCGCTGGACGTTTGTTGCTATAGCCATTTACCACCATATCCATAGTGGCAGGATCACTCATGTTAGGAGGTGTAACACTAGTAAATTTAGCCGGCGCACCAGACATAGTATGGGGTTTTGCGTAAACACTAGCTGGGCCAACTTCTTTGCCGCCCTTTTTCATTGTGTATGCCATAAATTACCCCTTTTGGTTCATAGCGCGGGAAAGGTTTTTTCCAAACTTCTTACGGTCCAGGCTAGTAGGGCCACCCTTTTTTAGCTTAAGAGTAGTGCCTTTACCACCTTTGTGTTCTTGAGCATCATGCTGCTTGAACGCCTTTTTGATCATGGCCTTATCTTGCGCCGTGTCATTTTTTTCTTTAGCCATCATAAACTCCTATGAAATCGTTACTGTGCCAACACTTGTAGTCCCAACCAAGTAATTAGGCGTTAAAACTGCATCAAACCCACTTGCACCACCAACAGGATACCAGCCCCATTGAATATCTCTAGAACCGCCTGTTGGCGTTCCTTGAGCCCCAGTTGATGTCTGCAACCCGTTCAATCCAGCCGCAACATAAGTTGTATCTGGACGGGGCTGGTATACGGCCTGGGGATCGTTGACCGGGTACATGCCCAACTGTAACTGCGGCTGATCAGGATCCCAACATTCTTCACAAACTTTCAATTGATAGAGTTTAGTCTTAATGACCTCAATTTTCAATTGTTTTAATTTAAAACGCTGCCCACACCGATCACATTGGGCAATTGAATATTTGCCAGATGCATATGGTGAAGTCATTACATGCCACCCCCGCCAATAAACGACATACGAGGAACTAAGCGGAGTGTGGCTTTTTCGCGGTCTTCACCTGCTGCAAACTTGTACTGTTCTTCATAAACAGCCTTCAGCATATCTAGCCGGCCCATTAATTCTGGCACCTTCATGGCTATGTAGTAAGCCAAGCCAGCCACCACAACAGGCAAAAACCTGAAATTCATGTCTGCTGTTTCAACACCTTTGCCGGCATCTTGAACACGGCGTAGTCGGTAGTAAACAAACTGGTAAGTCTGTGACCCATCGGGAGTAGGCCAAACAGTAATAGCAGGTAACTGGGGAACATTAACAGCTGTTAAAGTTGTATGTGAGGCGGCGGTTGTGTTATTTTGGCCCCGGAAAACACCACCTAGGGTATTCCCTGATATGTAGGTGTAGTAGATGTCTTCATTGTCCAGCCGGATATAGCCAGATCCAGCTAGGTCAACAACAGTACTTAGGGTAATTGAGTCAGCCGTAGCTGTAATAGCGCCGTTTAAAGTGGCAGTAGTGGGGCCAACTTCACCAGACAAACGCTGAATCCATACCTGGATTGGGCGTCCTTGAGTTAATTTATTTGGGATAGTGGCGTAGGTTGATACGCTAATCCTGGTAATGCTTAAGTCAGACTGGGTAGATGCTACGTTTGGCTGGGTTCGGATGACATGGTCAAGCAGGTCAATAGTGTC